ATTTCCAATGATAAGGACTTCTTGCAGTTGTGTGATGAAGATACTGTACTGTACCGCCCAACGGTAGACGAGGTGATGAATACCAAGCGCGTTGTCGAAACATTTGGCGTTCATCCCAATAACATGGCCCTTGCACGCTCCATCATTGGGGACGCATCTGATAACCTCCCAGGCATCAAGGGCGCTGGCGTTACCTCGGTTAAGAAAAGACTGTCGTTCCTTGCGTCTGAGAAGGATTATACAGTAGAAGATGTTATTCAGTTTTGCGAAGGCGCTGACAGTAAGTTGAAGTTCTTCACAAATATCATCGACGGTCGAAAGGTGATCGAACATAATTACAAAATGATGCAATTATATTCTCCGATACTCTCGATTCAGTCTAAGACCTTTGTTGACAATGCAATAGAAAACTTTGATTGTAATTTCAACCAGTTAGAAATCTATCGCAAAATGCGTGAAGATGGTTTTGGAGAACTCAACTGGGAAGACCTTAAAACAAATCTAAATAGAATCAAAATTGATTGCTTTTGATTTGACTTTAGAGTAGAATGAGTTATAATTATTAATCCACGGGAGTTCCTTTGAGTAACAAGGCTAATTTTGCCGATTATGGTAAATCGTTCCAAGAAAACTTGGTTCAACTGATTTACGAAGATAGGCCTTTCGCCGATCAAATCACTGAGGTACTGGATCTAAACTTTCTAGATCTGGAATACCTTCGTGTATTTTCTCGGAAGATTGTAAACTATCGTCATAAGTACGGAACACACCCGTCAGCGAATGCTGTCGCCAGTATCCTCAATACAGATCTTGAGGGCGAGGATGAGATAATCCAACATCAGGTGAAGGAATACTTCACCAGGATCGTCTCAAAAGACATCGAAGAAGACAAGGGGTATGTCAAAGAAACTTCTCTTGACTTCTGTAGAAAGCAGAACTTAAAAGAAGCTATGATGACATCCGTAGGGCTTCTACAAACAAGTTCTTTCGACGAAATCTCAAAGATTATTAACGAATCTTTGATCTTGGGTTCAGAGAATAACTTCGGGCATGATTATTTTGCTGACTTTGAAGAACGCTACAAGCCCAGGTACCGAAAGCCAGTCACAACTGGCTGGGCCGACATTGACAAGATTGTTGGTGGAGGACTAGGAAAACAAGAGCTTGGTGTCGTTGTAGCCCCCACAGGCGCTGGTAAATCAATGGTGTTAGTCCACTTGGGCGCACAAGCCATCCTTGAGGGCAAAACTGTAGTTCATTACACTCTAGAACTTCAAGACACGGTTGTCGCATCTCGTTATGATAGCTGTATCACTGGTTACCCGCTGTCTGATTTGATGTCGTTTAAGGATGAAATCTACGACACAGTAAAAGATGTAGAGGGAAAACTGATTGTTAAGGAGTATCCCACCAAGTCAGCTTCCACCAATACAATCCGCGCCCACCTGACAAAGCTTCGAAAACGGGGTACTATTCCGGGCATGATTATTGTGGATTACGGCGACCTCCTCAAGCCGGTTGTCATCAGAAAAGAAAAGAGGGCAGAACTAGAATCCATCTATGAAGAACTCCGTGCGCTGTCAACAGAGTTCGAATGCCCCATCTGGACTGCTTCTCAAACAAACCGATCGGGTTTGAATGCAGAAGTTATCACAATGGAACAAATCTCTGAAGCGTTCAACAAATGCTTCGTGGCAGACTTTATCTTGTCTGTTTCTCGAACAGTCGAAGATAAGCAAAACAACACTGGTAAGATTTTTATTGCAAAAAATAGAAACGGACCAGATGGAATGATATATAATATCTTTATGGATACTTCCTGTGTTAAGATTAAGGTCTTGCCTAAATCGAACACTATAATTCCATCGGATCCCAAGAAGCCAATAACGAATATAGCCACTAACCCAGTATCGTTAACACCAAAGGAGCAGAAAGATTTGCTTCAAAACAAGTACAGTAAATTTAGAAAAACAAAAAGGAAACCAACAACATGAGAACATTAAACACCATTAGAAAATTTAGACTATCCGACTCATTTATAGAGCCGTTCAAGTCGGCAGAAGTCCCCTGGGGCCCACTAGGCTATGTCACTTTTAAGAGGACGTATGCACGCCGTCTTAGCGAGTTCGAACCCGGTGCAACCGGCACTGAAGAGTGGTGGCAGACATGCCGCCGAGTAGTTGAGGGAATGTTTCATATTCAAAAAGAACATGTAGTTCGGCTTGGGCTGGAATGGAACGACAACAAAGCACAAAAGACTGCAAAAGATGCATACGAGCGTCTATTCAATCTTAAGTGGACCCCACCAGGCCGCGGCTTATGGATGATGGGTACAAAGTTCGTTGAGGAGCGCACCGGTGCTGCATTATTCAACTGTGCCTTCCGTTCGACTCAAGACATCGATCGTAAGGGCGGCTATATCTTTTCTTGGATTATGGATGCGTTGATGGTTGGCGTAGGTGTGGGCTTTGACACGAAAGGCGCTGGAACGATTACTATCGCAGAGCCTGCGTACACTAATGATGTTCTTGTGATTGATGATTCTCGCGAAGGTTGGGTCGATTCAGTGCAAACCTTGCTCGATGGCTTCTTCCTGGGTGGCAAAGTACCAAGATTTGACTATTCTGCCATCCGCGCTGAAGGAGCCCTGATTCATGGCTTTGGAGGCACATCTTCTGGTGCTGCTCCACTTATCGAGCTTCATGAGAATCTAAGAGACCTATTTACTCCCAAAGTTGGAGAATCAATCACCTCTGTCGATATTGTAGACACAGAAAACCTTATCGGTCGCTGTGTGGTTGCTGGCAACGTACGTCGTTCAGCCGCTCTGGCAATCGGAGAACACGATGATATTCGTTATCTGGAGATGAAGAACGACCAAGAGAAGCTTTATCATCACCGATGGGGTTCCAACAACTCTTTCAATGCTGAAGTTGGCATGGACTACGAATGGCACGCAAATCAGTCACAGACTAACGGCGAACCTGGGTATATTTGGCTTGAAAATGCCCGTGCGTTTGGCCGCATGAAAGATGGGGTCAACTATGACGATGCAGAAGTTATGGGATTCAACCCTTGTGTGGAACAAAGCCTACATAACGCAGAGATGTGTTGCCTTGTGGAAACTTTTCCAGCAAAGCACGAGAATTACGATGACTATGTTAAGACACTTAAATGTGCCTATCTGTACGGCAAGACTGTGACACTTGTAAACACGCATTGGCCGGAGACAAACGCCAAGATGCTTAAGAACAGACGTATCGGCTTGTCTCAATCTGGCATCGTACAGGCTTTCAATAAGCATGGACGCCGCCCCATGATGAACTGGTGTGATGATGCGTATAGCTACGTAAAAGAGCTAGACACCGAATACTCCAACTGGCTCTGTGTCCCTAAATCCATTAAGATGACCTCCATCAAGCCATCAGGCACTGTTTCTTTGCTAAACGGCTCAACACCCGGTATTCACTTCCCAGAAAGCGAGTACTACATTCGCCGAATCAGGTTCTCTTCCTCATCACCGCTTGTCACGCAACTTAAGGAAGCTGGATACAAAACAGAGAAAGATAAATACTCTCCAAACACCACAGTTGTAGAGTTCCCTATTCATGAAGAGTACTTTACAAAAGGAAAGAAAGATGTTAGCATGTGGGAACAGCTTGAAATCGCAGCTCAATATCAAAACTACTGGGCCGATAATGCGGTTTCGGTCACAATCACCTTTAAGGGAGAAGAAGCTTCTCAGTTAAAGAGTGCCCTGGAGATGTACGAGACTCGACTTAAAGCAGTATCATTCTTGAGATACCAAGACACAGGCTACGAACAAGCACCTTATGAACCAATCACAGAGAAGGAATACAAACAGATGTCCGCCAAGATTACCCCAGTTCAAAGATTTGAAACGGATGTTGCTGGTGTCGGGACCAAGTTCTGTGATGGAGATTCTTGCGAGATTTAAATGAACTTCAACCACCTCATGGATCCCAGAAAGCTCAGAGTGACCTGCAGGTCCGTCAATAGTGAATGCTATTGGGTTCCTGTCGGCTCTGGCCGAAGCATGGGCGGTGATAACGTACATGTTTCCATGATGTGTAAAAGGTGTCAGAAAAGAGAAGATATATTCTTAAGTAAAAGAGAATACAAAACACAAGAAAAGATTATCGAAAAGGAGGTAACAAGTGTTTAACCCAGTCAATAGGTATATTTTAATTGAAATGCCACCCACAGTGGCAGAAAAAGATTCAATTATTCTATTACCAGAAGATTACCAACCAGAAGAGCAGCAATACGCAGAAGTAACTGTGTTAAAAGCTGCAGAAGATGTCCGCTTCGACCTTTATCAAAACGATAAAATCATCGTAGACAGGTCAATGGTAGAGCAAATAAGCATTGGTAGCACTAATTATGATGTAATTTTAGACAACTATGTTATTGGAATTACTGATTAACTAGAGCGGTAACAATGGATAAAAATTTCTACAATGAGGCCTCCGCCAAAAAACTTGGCTGGGAGCCTTCTTGGTTTGGGGAAAAATACTTCGATGATAAGCTTGTAAGAGCTATCAAAAAGTGGCAAAGGTCTCGCTCCATTGCTGCTGACGGTTTGTGTGGGCCCACTACGTTTAGGCGTCTGTGGACCGACCGGCAAGCCGAGATAGACGATTACAAACCATCCAGTAAACATTTTTCAAATTATATTGTCTACAACGGCGACTTCTTTCCGATTAATTGGGATAAGTTTGTTCTTTGGTCGGAAAAGGGTGGCTTACAGGCCAAGCCCGGACACTACTATGATTACTCTGGCCGTCCAAAGCGTCAAATACGTTATTTTGTAAACCATTGGGATGTATGTTTGAACTCTAATTCTTGTCAAAATATACTTGATAAGAGAGGCATATCGGTTCATTTCTTAATTGACAACGATGGTACAGTCTATCAGACACTTGATCTCCAACACGCCGCATGGCATGCCGGATCAACTCGAACCAATCGTCCGTCTGTGGGAGTAGAGATATCTAACGCATATTATCCAAAATACCAAAATTGGTATAAGAAGCACGACTTTGGAGAAAGGCCCATTATTGACGATGCATGGGTTCACGGCGAAAAGTTAGATCCTTTCACAGGATTCTACCCAGCACAGTTAGAGGCAGCGGAAGCGCTGTGGGAGGCAATTCACCATGCAACAGGAATTCCCTATGAAACACCAACCAATCAATTTGGCAGCACTTCCACAAAATACGAACAAGATGTTGCTTACGGAAAGTTCTCGGGCTTTGTAAGTCATTATCACATCAATAAGAAGAAAATAGATTGTGCTGGCTTAGATATTAAATCTATGTTAGATAAATTCTATGTTAAAGATGAGGTGTCTGATGAATGAACTTCTTAAGTCTTTTAATAGTTATGATGGGTTTGAATACCCCCGATTACACAGAAGTAGTCAAGTCACGAAATCATAAATGGCTCATGAGTCCAGTGGTAAGAGTTTGCGCTGATTCTGGTGTGACACCACCGCGAATATCAAATGCGATAGCTTACTGGCAAAGATTGGGGTACAAGTTTGATTATACAAGAATAGATCATAGTATTCCGTGTCCCGACGCAAGGTTTGGAGAAATCATCATAATGCTACCCGATAATAGCTTCTCCTTTCAGGACAATCTTGCATCCACTAGGATTACAGTTTCCAATAAAACCAAAGAGATTGTGAAAGCAAAAATATTCATATTCCCGAAAGCAGCCTCTAAAGAAAGGGTGTTGGAGCACGAGATAGGTCATGCTCTTGGCTGGCCTCACATAAACCGCCCATATCACATAATGAATTCAAATTGGCACACTGGAGGCCACAACTCAGGTGGCTTAAAATTAAAACTTTTCT